TTATCCATTTTTTATTACTCTTCCTTTTGTTTTAAACCAAGATCCTATCTTAGCCTTTGCTACTTTACTTCTCAAAAGTTCTCCAAATGTTTCATGAGATATTTCTGAACCAAGATATTCTTGTCCTGTTTCAAGATCGATCAACTTCCATTTTGCAGGAGCCTTTGTATGTAGTATTAAGTCTATTGGATAATCGTAATCATCTACTTCAGACCCATCTAGCAGTTTTCTTTTCTTTGTGCTATCATTCATCTTTAAACTATCGTAAACCAAATAGGCAAGGTGTATCTATCGCCAGACAAAACCTTTGTAACTTCGTGAGCATAGTGCATATTCCCAGGGAATACAACTAAATCACCAGTCTTTGGCTTAATAGAAAGATCATGTGTTTCAAATTTAATCTCTCCACCCTCATAGTTATCGTTTAAATAAATGATAATTGGTAAATGATTCTCTGTTACATATCCAAGGTCATCTACATGAGTGTTTAAGTAAGATCCAGTCTCCCAGTGAACAACGCCCAAGAAGTTTTCTTTTTCTAGTATAGTAATATCCTCTAGATTGTATGCTTTTATTATTTCATTTTTAACTCTACTTATGATATTGTAGATATCAGGCAGACCATCATACTTATGCATGTAAGTTAATGGCTCTCCGTTAGGACCTTTTTGAGAAACAAAACGATGAGAGGATCTATTGTCTAGGTCTTCCATCAAATAAGATATTTCTTCTTCTGTTAAAAAATTAGAAATAGTTACAATGTTTTCTGTAGAGTTACCCAATTTATTTAAAAATTTGTGGTATGAATCAGTTCTTTCAATTGATCCAGGATCATTTCCAACGGGTTTATTATTTATCATGTATGCCATATAACTATTATACCATCAATCGGACAGGCAGTTAAAGCAGACAAATGGTTCATCACTTGGTTTAAGGTGAAGTTCGTCGCATTGGGTGCATGCTATCTTGTATCCCATAAATTTACTATACGACGACTCTAGTTTGTTCACGGATATATTTTATCATACACTCTTTTAAGTTCGGCGCAAAATAGAAGTAGTAAACCTCCCTATGCCCTATACGGGCACTATCGGTGAGTAGCCTTCATATGCCTAGCAAGGGAATCATGAGCAAAGACACCCCATCTTAAATCCCATTCCTTCTTACAAATCGGACAGATTAATATCCTCATCACTCTCCCAAATCAATAGACACTTTGTACAGGTAATGCCTTTTTCTCTCATATACCAAGTATGTTCACATTTCTTAGTAGCCACCTAAGCACTCATTTCTTGTATGATAAAGTCTAATCTTTGTCAATATTTTGCGGGACGGACCAAGAAGGTCTTCCTTACAGGTAGAACAACGATAAGACCATTCGCCAGTAAAGAAGTCATGGACATAGCCTTTGGCGTTGGCATATTTCTTGGATACAAAGGTTTGGAATGGATCAGGGATTTCCATGTTGATCATGTTATTTCCAAACAAATGTTAAGATTGTTTCAGCAAACTCTGGATGACTCTTAGCCAACTTATTAAGTTCTGCATTATATTTTCTTTTGTTTCCATAGTTTCTGGCTCGTTCTAGATTTTTAAGTATGCTTGCTGCTTCTGGACCTAAATCAATCTTGCCTGATTTAGCGAATGATCTTTGTTGTAAGGCACCTGCTCTTGATGATTTCATAGTTTAGCCACATACTGAGCAGCCATCTTCAAACCCTTAACCAGACCATCATGGTAGTCCTGGTTCTTAATTACCTTAGCAGTGTCCCAAACCCTATAGGATTCTTTGTTGAGTAGTTCAGATATCTCTTCATTGGTCATACCTAAGTATCCCATATTTGCCACGGTATGTCAAGTATAATAGAGTAATGACCCTACTATACATCCTATACAGCCCATTACATAAGGCTATTAAGATAGGGATATCAGATGTGTCTGGTAGAAGGTTTGCAAGCCATAGGACCAAGGGATGGATATTAATCAAGTATTGGTGGTTTTCCGAACGGGATCAAGCAAGAGCCATAGAAACCCTAGTACTAAGAACACTAAGGGCAAAGCATGGTTCTTTCCTAGATAAGGCAGATATGCCACAAGGGGGATATACGGAGACATTTGATGCGTCGAAGATAAGCCGTAAGGCCTTAATCCGTATGGTCAATAAGGCTATAGGGGGCGTCGAGTTTTAGATGGCCTTGTCCAAGAACTTATTATAAATCTCATATGTCCTTGTAAGGTCTTGTTGTTCTACTATCTGTCTTATTCTGTTATATTCTTTGAGATTTTTACTAGAGACTACATATTTTCTGTATGGTTTATCTATCACATTGCTCTTATATCTAGTTTCAATTATCTCAACTGACATTTTCTCTGCTATCTTTTTTACTGTTTCAAATGGTGATTCTATCAAAGACTCATACTTTACTATGATGTCAAAGTTGTCTACAATGTCCATATCATTTTCAGCAAACCAATCAGAAAAGCAATACCTGTCAGGTGAGGATAGAAACCTATCAAGACTTCCTTCATAGTAAAGAGCATCGAGTGCGACATAAGAAGACAAGAAGTCTATTGGATCTCTGACTATTGTTATCATTTTGTTATTTTGTAGGTCATGACTTTTCTTAAGATATAGCCCTGTATGCTGCTCAATCCTATCTTGAAGATAGTGAGAACCTGTTCTAGGTATTGTGACAATAGAGTACTCTGAGGTTGGATGTTTTATCTTAGTGTCTGGTTTATACTCTGTCATTTACTAAGTATACCAAAGAGTTATCCACAGGCCATGATATAATCAAAATATGCAATATAGCCAAGTAGGTCAAGACCAGTTTGCATTAGATATGCTTGACAGTAAGCGTGAAGGTGTGTATGTAGAAATAGGAGCATACCATTCCACAGATGGAAGTAACACCTATATGCTAGAGAATGACTATGGCTGGACAGGTGTATCTTTTGAGATAGTTCAAGATAGGGTCAATGAGTTTAACCTCAATAGGGTCAATAAGTGTTATCAGGCTGATGCCACATCATTTGACTATGAGGCCTTGTTTGATAGGATCAACCTTCCCAAGCAGATAGACTACCTTCAAATAGACATTGATCCAGCAAAAGCCTCACTTATGGCATTGCTTGCTTTACCCCTGGAAAAATACAGGTTTTCTACTATAACATTTGAGCATGACCTATATATGAATCCAGATAATATGGCTATCAAGGATAGGCAGAAAGAGTTGTTGAGTGGTTTAGGATATGAGTTAGTTAGAGAAAATGTATCAGAGCCATACTATGGTTTACCATTTGAGGATTGGTGGATTGACCCAAGAGTTGTAAGTTATCCACACCCAAATAGGCTAAAAATGTCATAGTTATCCACAAGTTATCCACAGATTAATCTTACTGATTATATTATTAGACAGTCTAGAAGTGGAGTGAAGTGGAGGATAGTGGAGTATAGAGCCCTTTTATAGATGGCGTCGTAATCTCCCTGGGGCGAAAGGGGCCCTATCACAAAACCTTCATATTGTCAAACCTTCAAACCTTATATCCCCGTTGCGGATGATATCACAGATATAATGGTTTGTCAAGTCCTTTCAAACCTTAAAAACACATAAAAAAATCTCCCGAAACTGGGGAGAAATTTAACCATATCGTAATCTTATTTTGAAAAACCTTTATAGAATTTATAGGAAACCAGGAAAAAAGGTTTGTTATTCTATAGGGGTTATTTGTTATAGGGTTTGGTCTTGATCCCCTGGGATTTCGCCATCGGCGAAGGTACCATTGATAGGATCATCAGTCATTGATTGGTTGTAAATTGTGCCAAGTTGCTTGCCAATCTGCTTTGCGTTTAGTCCCTCCAAAAAATCGGGGGTAAATGAAAAGAAAGGAGACAAACCAACCTTATGAGTAACAGTAACAAAAGAGTTCCACATAGAATCAGAGAAGGCCTTATATCCTTTAGGATCTTCTTTAGCATATCTAGCAAAGTGTCTTGGACTCATATATATATTATACACCTTGATATGAAGGTTTGACATATGATGGTTTGTATGGTATAAGGTTTGGTACGGGGAAGAAAATTGCTTCATCGTAATGTCTATGGTTTGGGGAAAAGAAATCGTTCATCGTAATACCCCTGGTACGGGGAAAAATTTTTGATCGTTCGTAATGATCTTTTGAAAATATGGTTTGGGGTTTGACGTATACAAAAATAGGGGGCGCCCCCCAAGGGGCCAGATTACTCTAGAGTATTTTTCTTTTGGTGTGCTA